TTTGATATCTTCAATATCTGAATTTTTAAAATCATCATTATTATAAAAATATTTATCTATAATTTTGTACGTTGTAATACTTTTATTTTTCATATTTAATATTTATTAATTACAAACCCGCTTTTATCCTTCTTCCCTTCACCTTTAGCCCTTAACCCTAAAATAACACCGCTTTGATTTATCATTATGTCATCAGCCGTGTCACCGTCTACAACTTTAAAGCCTTCATAATATTCAGGAAGATCCCCGCTAAAAACAGCGGAAACGTTCACACCCTGTTTTAAAGCTTCTTTACACTGATCAAAATTTGTTTCAGATCTTGAAAAGGTTAATGAGTAAAATTTATTATCTTTATATTTTAAAGCTCTTTTAAAGTCTTTTGTATAATCATAAAACAAAACACGCCCGCCAAAATACAGCGGATCAAAATCAAAATTATTTTTTAATAGGTGTAAAAAATCAATATCACTTGTTCCGTTAAGCCTGACGGCAATTTTATAATTATTCTTTTCGGCTTTTTTATATTCCTTTATTAATTCACTTAAAAGCTGTTTTAAAAAGCCTATTTTATCCGCCAGAAAATATTCCGTTTTATTTATTCTAGCATTTTGAACATTTGAAAACTTACCGCGCCCCGCTGTATAAAGACACGCGGAGGCGCAACCCTCAGACGCAAACGGACATAAATTTTTATTTTTACTGTTTTGTTTATGCGGTGACAAATACAAGATAAATGTTTTTAATTTATTCTTTTTTGTTTTGGCATTTGTAAAGCCTGACGACAACAAACGCGCAGGTACTTTATAATTTAGATTTGTTTTAATTGCTTCTTTAATCATAGTATTAATTTTTATTAACACAAACATAGACAAGTAATGTTAAATTAATGTTAACTAAACATTAACAAAAATTAAAATAAAATCAATATTCAATTAACATTAAAAATCTAAGTTTGAACAGATGAAAAAAAACACGCATACACAAAAAAAATTAATTATGCAAGTTTTCTATGTTAACAAATTGTTAAGGATTTTTTGCCAAAAAACGCGGGGGTACTGCGTTTAACGATACCCCTACTGCGTTTAATGATTACCCTATTGCGTTTAATGAAAAGGGTATTGCGTTTAAGATTTATCTTCAGGATCAGAATAATTTAAAAAGTCATCGATCTTGTCAATTGCTTTTCCAAACTCTTCTTTATCATAAAAACCTTGAAGCTTCTTTTGATCAACAGCTACCTCAATGATGCTCGGTAACCAATCCCAGAAACTTTTAATCTCAAATACAATTTGATTATCGGATCCATATCCTAACAATATCTCACCTTCAGATCCTTGAAGCGTGTGAATGTCGTGAACATATGTTGATTTACTTTTACTCATTATTATTAGTTTTTGAATTATACTTATCATCTGAATTAGCCAGATATTCCTGAAGCATCTCAACCTTTATTGTTAAAGCTTCAACGCTATCCTTTAGCTTTTGTATTTCGCTATCTCTTTGCGAGATCACAGCTCTGAGCTGTGCCTCGTCTTTTATTCTTCTAATGTCTGCTGAATGTATCATCTTATAGTTATTTTATTACTTAAAAACTCTAATGTATCCATAATGAAAAGATCTTTTACTTTTTTACTTTCCATTTCACTGGGTACGCATAACCAGTATTGCTTTTTCTTTGACCAGAAAAATCTTTTTAATATATTTCCTAATGTTCTCATAACTCTTTTATTGAATTTTTAATGTTATCAAGTCTCCATTTATACATCTTAGCTTTTTCTTTTGTAACCTGTGTTACAATAAAGCTTAAACTATCAAACAAATCATCTACATTCCAAACTAAAGTTTTACTATTAGGATAATCTCCGTATTCAACATAAAACTCACCATCTGAACAATGCATAGTATGGCTATCATAAACGTAAGTATGTTTTCTTGCTGACTCAAGTTGCTTTTCAAGATCAGCTATTTTGTCTCTCATTTTCATAATAACCCCCTTTCTTTAGCATCTAATATTCCGTGAACAGATGGCAAAGCTCGTTTTATAAACTCCCTTTCGCCATCAGTAAAAAAGTATCTATCAGATTTTATACGATTAGTGAGATCTTTCTCTATCTCTTTTTTATACCAACTGTCCTCACATAAACAACAATAAACATCAATACTTATGTCTTTGTATTTCTCAGCCTTCCAGTAAAGCTCTGACTCTGCATAATCTCCAGATACATAGACTTTATCTCCAGCCCAGGATCCTATAAGTTTATTATCTGAACGCAAGTCTCCTCCACCTCTTCCGTTACCCTCAGCTAATAAAATACCTAATGCCTGAAGCACGCCTCTACCATCAGAAACAAACTCCATTAACTTTACTCCGTTACCAAATGTATGCGGATCAAGATATTCTTTTTTTGTTTTATTTACTATTTTATAATATTGTCCCATAATTATTTTACTTTTTTGTTATCTAAATTTAGCTCATCTAAAACTTTGAGCATTCCGAAGCCTTCAACTTTTTGTTTTGAGCTTCCCTGAAAAACTAAATCGTTTGCATCTTTTCTTAGTTTTTGAGATACCTGTTTTTTAGTAGTCAGGTCCAGAGTCGAAAGATCGCCTCCATCAATATATCTGTCTCCAAATATATCTTGCATTGCTTTTTTAAATTCTTGTACTTTCATATATTAATTAAATTTTATAGTTTTACCTTTTATTTTTACTTGTTTTAAAGTATTAAGATTAATCATTCTAAAAGCTTGCTTATCCATATCAAATACTGGAAGCAGATTTTTAGTCAAAGGATCAAATGACAAACCAACGCCATTCGTTCCTTTAGTAACGCCACACCTAGCTTTTATTTTTCTAAGTGTGCCATCTTTTTTAACGAAGGTAGCAGAGAATATTTCTCCTGACCTTGTTTCTTCAATAATGTTTTTTATGTTTTTCATACCCCAATATTACAACAAGATTTTTAACTTTGTGTTAAGTCAATGTTAAGAAATTGTTAATTAAAAAATCGGCTTACCCTACTGCGTTTAAGAGGGCACTGCGTTTAAGAAGATAGTAAGCCTACTGCGTTTAACGAATAGAGTAAGCTCCTTTATTAAATCCTTCCAAAGCGTATTGAGCTGCGTAGCGAATTGCGTCAATGTTGTGGTTCCATTTATCAACAGGTTTTGTTTGACCTTTAGTTGCCCAAACATAATTGTTAAGTTCCTTTATAAGTTCAGTGGAATCAGGATCTATAATTAAATCAAAGTCTTGAAGTAAAGCAATTCCAGTAAGTATAGACCCACTGCGTTTAACGGTAGGTCTTATGTTTACTCCCTTAAGCTTTACCTCTTTGATTAGACGTGGTTCAGAACTATCACATATAATTAAATGAGGACCAGCATACCTAATGTTATAATCTGCGATCTGGGTTGTTGATAACCCAGCTCTGCAGTACATTGTTTTACAGAATATTCTTCTGCCTTTTTTATCTATGCTTAATTTTACAAGAACGGTGGGATCAATACTAAATCCAAAATCTTGACCATAGTAAACATCATAGTTCTCATTAAATTCTCCTATCCTCCAGTTTCTAAATATAACGCCTTCTTGTTTCTCAAGCCAGGCTCCCATAATCTGATGATTATATTTCTCTGGTCTTCTTCTTCTTATGTCTTGAATCTGATTTAAAAACGATACTGATAAATTATCTTTATTGTCCAGATAAGTTGTATGAATGTAAGTGATACCTCCTTTGATACCATTGAATCCATCTGGTATATATCTATTCTCAAAGAATCGATTATATATCCAATGTTCTTTTGTAGTTGGATTTAATATTAGTACACATCTATTCTGTTTATTCTTAACCCTTACAGATTGATCGATCTTATCAAAGTCGTCTTCGCTTATAAGCTCTTCCGCTTCATCTAATACAAAAGTGGTTATTGCGTTTAACGATTTAAGTGATGCAGTCTGGTTTCCTGAAGCTGTACGTATACCTTTAAATAATATACTAGATTTTGTTTTAATATTTGTGATCTCGTCTTTAGTTATTCTAAAGTCTTCGCTCACTCCCATAAGTTCTAACTTCTCAATAAATTCAGGAATAATAGATGAAGCTGCAGATACCATTGTATATCTAGTGAATAATATCTTATGTCCTCTTTCATAAGTAAGTAACAACAAAAAGACATTGACAGCAAAAGATTTACCAGAACCTCTACCGCCTGTTATAATAAAATACCTGGAGTCATTTCCAAAGGCTTGATATTTATGATTAAGCTTTGGTGCTTTCATATTTATAAAAAATATCTTTTTCGATT